GCCTAGTGGCAGGTGAGCAATAGTGGATAAGTTACTGATTGATCTGGGGAAAAAAGCATCGGGTCGCGGGCTCGCAATCGTCGTCGGCATGGCGGAATCAAATTTGAGCACGATGAAAGCGCGACAGATCTGGGCCGATTCCATGACCCTGGCCGAAGCCGCGCATGCGATTGTAAAACACCTCGGCAAACGTGCCGCCGGCCTGGTATCCGAAGAAGGCCTTGACCTGGTGCAAGAGCGCGCCGCCCTGGCGCGCGAACAACGCATCCAAACCGAAATGAAAAACGCCGAGCTGCGCGGCGAGCTGGTGCGCGCCGAGGAGATCCGTCGCGCCTTGTTCACCGTGGCCCGCGCCGCGCGCAATGGCCTGCTCACCATTCCCGATCGCTTGGCGACCACGCTTGCCGGCGAGACCGATGCGCACAAGATCCACCAGCTGATGGAGCGCGAAATCGAAACCGTGCTCCAGGAAATGGCCAACGCCGGCCTCGAAGCCGTGCCGGAAACTCAACCCGATGCTGATGCAGACGCGGATTGATCACCCCAACGGCGAAAGCCTGGTGCGCCGCGCCTATGTCGATGGGCTGCGCCCGGACCCGCGTGAGCCAATGTCGGAATGGGCCGATCAGTTTCGCGTGTTGAATCAGACCTATGCCGCCGAACCAGGACGCTGGCGCACCGAACGCACGCCATACTTGCGCGAGATCATGGACGCGTTTTCGCCGAGTGCACGTTGCGAGTTTGTGGCGGTGATGAAAGGCGCACAGCTCGGGTTCACCGAGATTCTCACCAACATGCTGGGCTACATCATCCACCGCGCACCAGGTCCGGCAATGATGGTGCAGCCAACCCAGAACTTGGCCAAGCGGTTCAGCAAGCAACGACTGGCAACCATGATCGACGACGTGCCAGTGCTGCGCGGCAAGGTGGCCGACCCGCGCGCACGCGACAGCGGCAACACCACCATGGCCAAAAACTTCGATGGCGGCGTGTTGTTCCTGGCCGGCGCGAACAGCGCCGCCGACTTGCGCTCGGCGCCGGTGCGTTACTTGCTCCTGGATGAGGTCGATGCTTACCCATATGACGTCGACGACGAAGGCGACCCGATCGAGCTCGCGGTCAACCGCACCAAAACCTTCGCGCGGCGCAAGGTGCTGATCGGATCAACGCCGACGGTCAAGGATGTGTCGCGGGTCGAGCGTGAATTCCTGAAAGGCGACCAGCGCTTTTTTGAGGTGCCGTGCCCACATTGCGCGACACCGCAATCGCTTGAGTGGCAGCACATGAAGTGGGACAAGGACGAGCACGATCAACACGATCCTGAAACAGCGTTCTATGCCTGTCCGCATTGTGGCGGCAAGATCGAAGAGCACCATAAAAAGCCAATGCTGGCGCAGGGCCAGTGGGTCGCGCGCAAGCCAGAAAACAACCTCGGCGATCGCCGCCGCAGCTATCACATCAGCTCGCTGTATTCGCCCTGGGAAAGCTGGGCGTCGCTGGTCTACAAATGGCTGGACGCACAACGCGATCCGCACTTGCTCAAAACCTTCATCAACACCGCGCTGGGTGAATGCTGGGATGAAGAAGCGAACCGCGTCGATCAAAACGACTTGGCCAAGCGCGCCGAAGCCTATCCGCTGCGCACGATCCCGAAGGGCGGCCTGATTGTCACCGGCGGCATCGATGTGCAAGACAACCGCCTCGAGGTGGTGCTGTGGGCCTGGGGCCGCTTCGAGGAAGCCTGGGTCGCCGACTATCGCGTGTTTTTTGGATCGCCCGCCGAGTCGAAGGTCTGGGCCGACCTCGAGCAATACCTGGCGCAACCGCTGACCCATGAGGTCGGCACGGCCATGGTGCCGCGCGCGGTGGCGATCGATACCGGCGGCCACCACACACAACAGGTCTACGACTTCGCACGCCGCAATCGCCACAAAGGCGTGGTCGCAGTGAAAGGCATGAGCGTGGCCAACCGGCCAGTGATCGGCAAGCCCACCGCCCAGGATGTCACCGCACGCGGCAAGACCATCCGCGGCGGCGTGCAACTGTGGCCAGTCGGCACCGACACCGCCAAGCAGGTGATCTACGGCCGTTTCCAAATCGACGAAGGCCCAGGGCGGATGCACTTTAGCAAGGAATTGCCTGACGAGTTTTACGCACAAATCACGGCAGAAAAGATGGCGACGCGTTACCACAAAGGCCATCCGCGCATCGAATGGGTCAAGCCATCACATCGACGCAACGAGGTGCTCGACTGCACGGTGTACGCATTGGCCGCCGCATATCAAATCGGCATGCCACGCTGGCGCGACCGCGATTGGGATGCACTCGAAGAGCACGCCCAACCCCGCGTCGCTGATCTGTTTGCAGCGCAGCCAAAACCCCAAGCCGCGGAACAAGCGGCACCCGCACAAGTCACCCGCCGGCCACGCCGCAGCAGCGGCTTTGCCACTTCCTGGTAACAATGCCCTGCACCCTGGAATGCCTGGCGGAAATCCTGCGCGAGAAACTCGCCCAACATGGGCTCGATGAGCTGACCGAAGAAATCGTTTCACGCTTTGCCGATCGCGTCGGCGGCGAACGCGTCTACATCGCACGCCGACCTCGCAGCGAATGGGCCGAACGCAACGCGCAACTGCGGCGCGAATTCAACGGCCGCAACCACGCCGAACTGGCACGCAAGTACCGCCTCTCACGCTCACGCATCTACGACATTCTCAAGGACTAAATTCGTCCAGCCTTTGCCCTAAAAACTGGACCGAAAGCATGCGCTTATAGCGCGATGAGCAATGCGTTTGATTCCGCCAACTACTCGGAAACCGAACCAGCCACCCTGATTGCGGGCGATCGCGTCGCCTGGAAAAGAACCGACCTTGGCGGTGACTACCCACCGGCAAGCTACTCTCTCAGCTACAAGGCCCGCCTCAATGGCGCAGGGTCAACCAGCATCTCTATCTCAGCAGGCGAGAGTGGGAGTGATTACATCGTCGAGGTCGGTGCCTCTACCTCCGCGAGCTGGACGCCAGGCACCTACACCTGGCAGGCCTACATCACTCGCACCAGCGACGGCGAACGCATCACCGTCGACAGCGGCACGTTTGAAGTGCTCGCCAACCGCGCTACCGCCACCAGTGATCCACGCAGCCACGCGCGCATCGTGCTCGATGCCGTCGAAGCCGTGATCGAAGGCCGCGCCAGCAAAGACCAGCAAAGCTACTCGATCGGCGGCCGCTCACTGGCACGCATGCCGATCACCGACCTGCTATTGCTGCGCAATCAATACAAGATCGAGGTCAACCGCGAAAAGCTCGCTGAACGCATCGCCAACGGCCTCGATGCCGGCAACACCATCCGGGTGCGTTTCTGATGAAGATCCTCGAACGCCTGCGCAAACCAGTGCAAAAAACCATCGATCGCGTGCCGGTCTATCGCGCCCACGCAGCACCCAACGCACGCAAGTTTGCCGCCGCGGCCGAAGATCGCTTGATCCAATCACTCAGCGGCACCACGCAAACCATCAACGAAGAGATCCGCGCCGGCCTGGTCAAGATGCGCGCACGCTCGCGCCAACTGTGCAACGACAACGACTACGCCAAACGCTTTTTGGGCATGGTCGCCGCGAATGTGGTCGGCCCCAAGGGCATCACCCTGCAAGCACAACCCCGCCGCCCCGATGGCACGATCGATCGCTTGGATGCCGAGCTGATCGAGCAAACCTTTGCAACCTGGGCGCGCCCCACCAACTGCACCATGGCCGGACACATGTCCTGGCAAGACGTGCAACGCCTCGCCGCGCAAACCGTGGCGCGCGATGGCGAATGCTTCGTGCAACTGGTCCGCACCCGCGAAAATTCGTTCGGATTGGCGCTACATGTGTTTGAGGCCGATCACGTCGATGTCACGCTCAATCGTGCGCCGAAAAACGGCAACAACGAAATCCGCCTGGGCATCGAAATCAACCGCTTTGGCCGGCCCGTGGCTTACTTCGTGCGCCGCACGCATCCAGGTGATGGCAGCGTGCACCTTGCGGGCGCCGAATACGATCGAGTGCCGGCCGATCAAATGATTCACATGTTCCGGGTCGAGCGTCCGGGGCAGCTGCGCGGCGTGCCCTGGATGCACACCGCGATTCGCCGCCTCAATCAGCTCGGAGGCTACGAAGAAGCCGAGCTGGTGGCAGCGCGCACGGCAGCCAGCAAGATGGGTTTCTACACTTCGCCGGAAGGCGACCCGGCCCTGATTGCGACCAGCGGCAACGCCGACGAGGGCTTTTTCGATGAAGCCGAACCCGGCGCGTTTAGCGTGCTACCTCAAGGCTACGACTTCAAAGCCTTCGATCCACAACACCCGGTCAGCGCCTTCGCCGACTTCGTGCGCGCCACCTTGCGCGGCGCCGCCGCCGGTCTGGGCGTGAGCTATCACGGCCTCTCCAACGACCTGGAAAACGTCAACTTCTCCAGCATCCGCAGCGGCGTGCTCGAAGAGCGCGAACAGTGGAAGGTCTTGCAAGCCTGGTTCGCCGAACAACTGTGCGAACGCGTCTACCAGGCCTGGCTGGTCTCCGCCCTGGCCACCGGCCGCCTCAATCTGCCGGCCAGCAACATCGAGAAATTTCGGAATGTGAAATGGCAGCCGCGCGGCTGGGCCTGGGTCGACCCACTCAAAGACGCACAAGCCAATGAGCACGCAGTCCGCCTCGGCGTACTCACCCGCGCTGAGATCGCCGCATCACAAGGCCGCGACCTCGACGACATCCTCGAACAACTCGCCGCCGAAGAAGCACGCATGCGCGACCTCGGCCTCAATTCGGGAGACAACAATGGAAACCCGCAAGCAAACGATTGAAACCCAAATCCAATATCGCGCGCTCGATGTCAAACGCGACGCGATCGACGCCGACGCCCGCACCGTCGAGCTCGCCTTTAGCAGCGAAGCTCCGGTCGAGCGTTACTTCGGCACCGAAATCCTTGACCACAGCCCGAGCTCAATTCGCCTTGGCCGGTTGAATCAGCGCGGGCCGGTCCTGGTCGATCACGACCCCACCGACCACGTCGGGGTTGTTGAATCGGTCTCAGTAGACGCGGATCGGAAGGCCCGAGCCGTGGTGCGCTTTGGGAAAGGCGCGCGTGCTCAAGAGATATTCAATGACGTGGTCGATGGTATCCGCGGCAACGTCTCCGTCGGCTATCGCATCCACCGAATGGTTGAAGAAGGAAACGGCAAGCAACCGACCATGCGCGTCATGGATTGGGAGCCGCTGGAAATCTCCATCGTCAGCATTCCAGCCGATGCCGAAGGCGCCGGAATTGGCCGCGCTGCGGAAGAAACCTTCGACACCGTGATCGAGCGGGAAGTCGAACCCCCTTCTATCGAAATCAAGGAGACAGCAATGTCAGATGTCAACGTGACCGCAAGTGCGGAAGATGTGCGCAAGGCGGAAATTCACCGCATTCGCGAAATTGAAACCCTCGGCAACCTGCACGATCAGCGTGATATGGCCCGCGAATTTATCTCCAGCGGCAAAGACCTCGACGCATTCCGCGCCGAACTGTTGAAGAAGATCCAGACCCGCCAGGTTGCAGGCCCGGAAAGCTCCGCCGAGATCGGCATGAGCGACAAGGAAGTGCGCAGCTACTCATTGGTGCGCGCGATCAACGCGATGGTCACCCGCGACTGGTCCGATGCTGGCCTCGAGCTCGAAGCCTCTCGCGCCGTCGCAGACAAGGTGGGCAAGAAGGCCCAGGGCATCTATCTGCCGATGGACGTCATGGCGCGTGACCTCACCGTGGGCACCAACTCTGCCGGCGGTTACACCGTAGGCACCGACATGATGGGCGGCTCCTTCATCGACCTGTTGCGCAACCGCATGATGGTGATGCAGATGGGCGCACGTCTGATGACCGGCCTGAATGGCAACGTTGCAATCCCGCGTCAGAGCGGCGGCGCAACGGCTTACTGGGTCGCAGAAAACGGTTCAATCACCGAGTCTGGCCAGACCTTCGACCAGGTGACCATGAGCCCGAAAACCATCGGCGCGCTGACCGACATCTCTCGTCGCCTGTTGCTGCAAAGCTCCGTCGACGTCGAAGCGCTGGTGCGTGACGACCTGGCTACCACCATCGCCCTGGCACTGGACCTCGCCGCCATCAACGGTAGCGGCTCATCCAACCAGCCGACCGGCATCCTCAACACCTCTGGCATCGGCGACGTTGCAGGCGGCACCAATGGTTTGGCGCCGACCTTCGCACACATGGTCGAACTGGAAACCGACGTGGCCACCGCGAACGCGGACA